ACCCTGAACCATGTATCCGTTATAGGGCCATCAGCTGTTTTCATCTCCGATCCGGTGTCAGTGAACTGCGTATGCGTTATTCTCGTTGTTGGAGATGAAAAACTGTTATCTGCATCGCTTTCTACCGTTATGTCGAGCGTAGGGGATGTACCGCTTACATCGATCACATGGGCAAAGGAATAGAGTTTCTGATCGGATGATACTGCTCCCAACTCTTTCCCGTTTCCCGTGTATGTTGATGTTTTTGTGATTTCTCCATCAAGCGTAACCACGCGGACTCCGCGACTTTCTGATTCAAAGCGGATTGTGTAGTTTTTCAGTTCACCGACCGGGAAATTGAATGTTGCCATCTCTTCGACGCCTTCCATGCTATATCCGAAGGCGTTCGGATTTGCGGATGTGAAGATTGAAAGCGTGGGATTCGTATAATTCTCGACACAATAATCAATATCTTCATCATAATATCCATCTATTTCTGTAGTGAATTTCGTGATCCCCGGAACATATTTTTCCACATCATCATCGATCGTTGAAGCTTCCTGGAGTCTATTCTCCATACCATAACGGATACGGTTCGCAATGCCACTTATGTCGCGGCACCCGAGATATACTTTAGCGTTCTTTAATATCATGACAGTCATATAATTCTCACCACCCTGAAGTTCATTCCATATACAGGATTTCCCTGATCTCTCTGGCGATCATAACCGAGAAATGCGGGAGAATCGAGAGCCTGAACGAAGAGATAATTTATAGAATTGATCGTTTCATTATGCAATAGATGAATTTTATTCCGGGCATCATATATTCTTGTCAGCGCTTCGTCTCTATCTGCTCCTCTCGTCTTGATCTGGATAAGGGGATATTCAATACCACAGAGAACTTCAGGCGTTTCCCCTCCATACTGATAGAGTACGGTGCAGGCAGTCGGAGAGGGAGGCATCCGATCTTTGAAAATATCCGTCCCGACTGTGCCATGACCAGCTGTCTCGAGGTAATCTGCAAGATCATCAACGGCGCTCATCCAGTACCTCCTTTATTTTTCTTTCCAGATTTTTTCTGATAGTCGGGATATTCCTGCGTACGGGCATCTCCAGAAACTTCGCCTGAGTAGGCGGTCGGTGATACGCCTCGAGGTCTTCATGCACTCTAAGAGCATATTCAGTATTGTAGCTGAGTTCAGCTTTGATCTCTCTCGGCCCCTCAACGATCGCAACCCTCCGGGATGCCCTGAGTCTCCCGGTATCAATCGGGCAAATTTTCACGGACTCGTTCATGATTTTCTGCGCCTCCCGGTAAAGGATATTTTTGACCTCATCCATGATATTCATCCCCTCACCTCGATGTAGTATGTGTTCCCGTCCGGCCCGTACACTTCATTCACCGATCTGATGATGAAGGTTGAGCCGTCCTGAAAGACGATCTTCCCCTCGACATCTATGTCCACATCCTCGTCAAATATCAGAACTGGTTTTGTGAAAACCTCGACCCTGTCCCCGACCATCTCCCGGATAACCTCGCTTCGCACATGGCACGAAAGAGATGTTGGTGAGGCGGAATACGATACGTTTCCATCATCTGAATACCCGTTCGGAGCGTAGTATTCCACCGTCTTCTTCAGCCACCTCTTCGTCCCGATCATCATCACCAGTTCACCTTTCTTATTATCTGCCTTATTCCCGCATTCTTTCGCATGATCCTTTTCAAAATATCGCGGGCTTCATCATACAGCATTTTTATGGCACCGTCAGGATCGTGGGACATGGACATCCCGCCAATATTCAAGTTTGCTGGCATTGTCCCGTCCAGTTTATGGCGCTGGATGACATGGGCAACCGCTATTTTTCTTACCGCATTATCGAAATCAGTGGAATCGTAGGTTGTTATCCCGCTCAGGTTCAGGAATGAGGCTACCTCAGATTCAGCCATAGATATGAAGGATGAGATCACGCTGTTGTCCAGCTCGGTGCCGGTCAGGGCCACTATCTCATCTGTGGTCACGCTCATCATACCACCATCCCGAGGATCATACCGAGGGCGGCAACAATTGAACCGGTGAAAACGGTGAAAAGGATGGTCTGTCTGGTCTCGAGAGTCGCAAATCTATTTTCGCATTTCACCCTGCGGTTGTATGTTTCTTCCATGAACCGGTCGAGTTTTGAATCGATCTCTGAGATGAGCTGATAGACCTCCCGGATCGTCACCGGTTTTTCGTCTGGTATTCCCTGGGTCATCCCTCTCCCCCGCTTTATTCAGGATCACTTTGTCAGCGGTTCTTTCGTTACTGCGCGGAGTATGAGGTTCACCACTGCGAGGATTCCGGCCGCTTCCTCGCCACTGATTTCAAATCCAAAAACGTATGAGCTGACTATACCCGCCATTGCGATGATGTTCACCCATACGGTTTTTGACCTGTACCATTTTTTCCCGAACAGAGCGGCCTTTCCCTCAGCGAATGCTTTCAGGTCTTTGATCTCTGATTCCAGTACTTTTATTCGCTCATCATACTCCTTCTTTATCGCTTCATACTCTTCCATTTCATATACCTCCCTTTTCGATTATCTCGATCTCGCATCTTCCACCTTTATCGTGATTGCATTTATGAATTTGAATTATATATTTTGAAATATTTTTTTCAGCGTATGCTTTCAGTTCTTTGATAATGGTCAGGATATCGTCATCGGCCCAACCGGTGACGTCAATCCTCGCAAAATCCCGGTCTTTTTCTCCCGTTTCCATCTCATTTTCTGGCAATTCGATCAGTTCGATATATTTCCTCATCCTGATCTCCCTCATATTTTTTTATGATCCCCAATATTTTTTCTGGAATATCTTTCTTGAAATTGATCTCCGTCACCCAGATATCCCGCTTTTTCCGTTTCTTTTTCGATTTGTATTTTTTTATCCCGGGTTTATTTTCATACGCCAAAGATATCCCTCTCTGTTTCGTATATGTTTTTGATTTCGGCCGGGGATAGTGCGCGATTGTAAATGCGAGGGAAAACGATAATACCGTTCAAAAATGATATTTCAGTAGTTCCATATAAAAGTGCTCCAAATCCAGCTCTATTTAGGGTTAACGTACCTCTGGTATATGATGCACTATCATCAAACAAACTATCTACATATAAATCGACAGACCCATTATTGTCGCGAAAGGTGATCAGGTGCCATTTATCATCAAAAACATCATTTATAAATATTTTATCCAGTAAAATTGTTCCATCATCATCCCTGACAACCAATCGAATTTTCTTGTATGGGCTCGTATTTGATGTTGAGAGGACATATATAGGATTGCTGTTTTCGGAATACCCTTCCGAATATATTTTACAGTTATTTTGTGGTGGCGCCTTTATCCACATCACGATCGAAAAAACTCCGTTGGGATATACCGGTATTCCTGATTTTGTATCAATCTCCATATAATCATCCACACCATCAAAACTCAGCGCTGTTTTTCCGTTGATTTCCGTTGCCGTTGTGCCATACCTCGTTCCGTGGTTTCTTTTTCCGGAATAATCTTGTACAATCGAAGAAGTGGGATCGATGAACGGAAAATAAAGTACGAGAGATGGATCGTCCTGAACCTGCTTGATGTGTTTCGAAATGATCCTTTCCTGTTGCGGTTCGATTCTCGGATACATGTCTCTACTTCTTCAGTTTGTAATACAGATATGCGTTCACATCATTGATCGCATATGTTGAGTCGCCATTTTCGATCGACTGCAATTTCAGATATCCATATGCTTCAGTATTTATCAGTGCATCCTTCACCACTTCATTGTTCGCATCAAGATCAAGAGTCACGGAAAAACTCCCGACCGTGGTCTCCGGGAAAATCGATCCGGATTCCGGTTTTGCTCCGAATGTGAAAGTTACTGTTCCGCCTGATGAAGCATCTGCGCCGGTCGCCTTCACGATGATCTGAGTTACTCCGGCTCCCCGTACATCCACCCAGCCGCTCCCGGTTGTCCATGAAGCACCGGCCGATATGCTAGAGATATCGCTGTCGAGGAATTTGTATCCCGCTTCCTCAATAAATTCCCCGACTCCCCCGATATCGAACCTTCCACCTACCAGTTTCGTTACCATTATTCATCATCCTCCTGAAATGTCCCGTCATGTACCTTTCGGATATCCACCTTCTTTATCTTCGGTGCGGAAAATCTGGTGCTGTCTCCCTCAGTATAGATTATGAAGGTATGCTTCCAGTATTTCCCGCCTCCGGCTGTCGAATCAGTGAGATCAAGAAAATCGAGATCGGCATCGCTGAACCCGCGGTTGTTCACGAAAGCCTGATTGTAAATGGCATCAAAGCTCTTCGTGAAGTGCTTGAGTCCGCGATGCCGTTTCGTTAGCGTTTCACCTCACCTCCTCAGTATTCTATCCTGCAGATCGCGTTCGCGTGGAGGTAGCCCACGTCTGCTCTCATTCTTACCGGGAGATGGACGAGGTCTCTTGTCGGGTCTTCAAAGCGGTTCACTGTGATGTCTTTGAAGATCACACATCCCATTCCGTGAGCTTTATCAAGGACAAGCATACCGATATCGCCATCGCTGTTGTACTCCCATGTGTAGCTCGTGGAGTCCTCCGCGACATTCAGGACGTATGGCTTCAGGCCAACAACATCCGGAAGAGTTCCTGTCCTGATCGCTTCAGCCCACTGTGGTGTATATGCGGTTGCGTAGTCAGCCATGACCATCGCTTCAGCATGTGGGTGCATCACAAGAGTGTCAGGAACGAACCCTGCGGCTTTCATAAGACCTTTCGCATTGATAACCGCCTTTATACCCTGATTTGAACCAGCAGTATCATGCTCAAGGCCGGCATTGTCCAGAGCATCAGTAAGCCACAACCTGTTCAGCTTGGCCTCAATAGCTTTACCCGCATATTTGATTTCTTGCATGATGAGGTCAATTGTGCAGTCTTCAACCATCTCTTGAGTGATCGGGGCATCCCACGCAATCTTCTGGGCTTCGAACTGCTTGTAGTCATAGTCCTGATTGTTCATCGGAAACTGTGCACCTTCGCTAACTATCTCGGCATAGCCGAATGCGGCACCGAGGGGGAACTTGAATGGGTTTCTGACTCCAGTGACGGTATTGGATGCTTCTCTGGCGCAAACCATCGACTGAGCGCCTTCGATGATGACATCGCTCATCGTCTCGACGATCAGCTCCGTCGAATAATTACTTTCTGTAAGTAGGAGTTCTCTGACATTGTGTTCTTCGCCATACTGGTTCTTCCAGTACAGGTTTTCTGGAATGTGACGCTTGTAGTATTCTCTTGGGTTTATCTGCGGATCAAGTTCTGCTGTCAGATAGTGCCTGAGCAGTTCCTCTTTTGAAAAATTCCTTACTCTTTCCATTCTAATCACCTCATGAAGAATTCGGCTGGACATGGATCCCCGGCAGTATCATCGCAAGACCAGTGCCTCCACCCGGTATGTCCTCGAACGCAAAACCTACTACATTATCATGGACGGTGACCGTTGCTCCGCCGGTTGCGCTTGTATCCACAGCACTGACCGTTCCGCCAACGGAATTGTCGTTCGTCTCCAGCCAGTCCCCAGCATCTATTGCCGTTGAGTCGTCCGCATTTGCCACATAACATATACATCCGACTGTTGCGACAGTAACTGGCTCACCATCTGCGGCATCATGGATGGCGACACCGACCGGTCTCTCTCCTGATTCCGCATTTGCCGCCCTTACAGTCTTACTTACCCCAGTCGCATCAAACGCCACCACTTGACCCGCTTTTATTGTCCCGCTTGCAGTGAGTGTTATAGTATTGCTTCCAGTATAGAGGGGATTGCTTATAGTTGGGAAAGCTGAAATATCTGCCATTTTTATTCACCTCACAGATATATTTTCTCCTCCTCCGGGTTTGCCAGAGTCCTCGGTGCTGGTGTCTTCTCCAGCACCTCCACCTTTTTTCTTAACTCCCTGATCTCTTTGATCAGTTCGCTCAGCTCGCTCGCCTCTGGTTCTTCTGGTTTTTCCTCTTCTTTCGGTTCTTCCTCTTCTGGCGCTGGTGGAGCGAGCTTCTCGGCCAGCGCCTTGACTGCTTCCTTTAATTCATCTATCTTTCCTTCGAGTTCCTCGAATTTAGATACCATCATATCCTCTTCCATAGTTTCAACCTCTTCCTCTGGCTCTTCCTCGTGGCGAATCACACATACATCGCAAGCACCCTTATCCACGATCGCCAACCCATACATCTTCACATCTTCAGCAACATAGGTCTTCATTTCAGGATCGTATTTTTCACGACCTCCAATTTCAGCGCTAACATAATTCACGAGGTTCCTCTCAATCATCTCGGCGACATCACGGGATAACTGAGTTGCACCGTGGAGAATGAGTTTCACCCTTCTCCCCTTTATATCCGGATCATAGCCCTCGTCTTCGAATACACCTATTTTCTCGGTGATATTTCTCGGAGTACCGCCTGAATGCCGGGCCCATACTCCGTTCTCAACGATCTCAAATTTCTTTTCGAGAACGTCTGGCGGATAGAAACACGGAGTCCGGATATTCGAGTCCGTCCATGTACCGCTGGCCAGCGCAATCACTCCAGAGATTTCAAAAGAACCGTCATCATTTTTTACAAATTTGCGGTCGCCAACGGATGCGTTGAAATATCTCATCTTTCCGTTTGCTTTCGACTCTTCCTTCTTCTCTTCGGCCGGTTCGAAAGCAATATATTTAACATCATGATCCTTCAGCCATTTCTTGGCCTCTTCCGGAGTGAATTTATTTTTGTCGAACCGGTATGCCTGAACCTCGCTCTTCCCGTCCTTGATTCCGAGGATGACATCGATCCCCGGCGCTATCTCTTTCCTCGCAAATCTGTCGTATTGATCCGGATTTTTTACTCTCGCACTATGTTCATTTGGATATGGCATTTCATTCCTCCTCCACTACGGGCAAAATAACACATCTGCAGTTTGGATGGGCCGGTATTTCCGGCGCTTTATCGATATCAAAAATTTTCCCGTTCAACGGCGCACAAACCGGACAAGTGCGCTCATCCCCAGCCGTCAGCCATTCAACCTTTTTTATTTTATAGTGTTTATATTCCTCGATCGCCACGGTATTGAAAGCGTACATCACTTCTGTCCTCGCGATTGTCTTTGCTCTGCTGAATGTGATC